CACTCTATTCTAAGGGTATGAGGCAGGTTGATATAGTTAAGGAATTAAAACTATCAAAGCAATATATATCACAAGTCGTTAAGAGGTGGACAATATGATTTATTATCAGGATGAATGGGTAACAATCTATCACGCTGATTGCCGAGACATACTGCCTGAATTGCCGAAGGTGGATTTGGTGCTGACTGACCCACCTTATGGTATAAACCTTGACCTATCTTGGCTTGAGGGTGTTAATAAAAAAAGATTACCTAGCAAGAGCATAGATAAAATTATTGGAGATGATGGCTCGTTAGACCTAGATTGGGTATTTAATTACCCTAAATGGGTATTGTTTGGTTTTCCCTATGTGTTTAGTGCGAAGGCAACGGGTTGGCTAGTATGGGATAAGCAACCAGGGCTTATGGATGCTGATAGAACTATAACGACACCAGTTGAAATGGCTCTTACTAATTGCTGGAAGGGTTTCAGGATGGTGCGTTGTATGTGGGCTGGCTATATGAGGGATAATGGCGAAAAGCGTTTTGCTCATCCTACGCAGAAACCACAGAAGGTTATTAGTTACTGTATAAACAAGGCAAGTGAAGTTGATGATACTATCCTAGACCCATTTCTTGGTTCAGGCACAACCGCATATTGTGCCAAGAAGCTAAACCGCAAGTGTATAGGCATAGAGATAGAAGAGAAGTATTGTGAGATAGCAGCCAGGAGATGTTCACAGGGAGTATTTGACTTTAGTTGACTTTTGGTGTAATATATAGTAGGGAGGATAAAAGATACGGTGCCGTTAGGCTAAGTGAGTACAGCCGTTATACTTCCTTTTTAAATGAGTAGAACACAAAGAAAATCTAATAAACCCTGGTATTACAGTAGTGCCCCTTCTTGGTTTAAGAGAATGAATCGCAGGGAAGAGAGAGCTAAACAGAACCAAGCTCTAAGAGAAGGAAAAGATATTCCGATATTTAAAAAGCGTGATGCGTATGAGTACTGGTAACTATGGTGGCTGGAATAGGTAGACGCTTAAACGGTAGATAGACTACTTAGAGATACTAGGGAAAGGGGCAGGTGGGTGACGCAACTACCACAAGTGCCCTCAAACGGTGCCCAAGGGCTTAATCCTTCGTCAGGAGCCTCTTCGGAGTGAGCCAGTAGCAAGTGCTTCCTTGGGTGAAATGTCTATCATCTAGGGTGCGAATCCCTAGCCATAGTTAATATGGGGATGAACGGGCACATTGGAGCGGAGGAAACTGTGAAGGTGTATCCGGTTGTCCCTATTAAAAAGAGGGTATCAGTTAACTGCTTATGGGGTAACTCGGCGGATTCAGGTCTCTCCTGAACTCTGGTTAATCTAAACCCCTATTTTAAGGAGGTAAACTTACAGACCAGCTTGCTAAGGATATAACTAAAGGAGAGAAAATGAATAAAAAGAAAGAAACGATAAGACGCCAGATACAATGGCTTAGGACTAACTGGCAAAATTAAGAAAATGAAATCCGTACCACGAACTAGACTAATATATATAATAGGGTGTTACGCTCTTATTAGAAAAGAAAGATGAAACTAACGCAGAAACAGGAAAGATTCACACGCAACTTATTTGAAGGTATGAGCCAATATGACGCTTATAGAGAGGCGGGTTATGCTATTACAGCTTCGCGGGCTACCATAGATGCTAACGCTTCCCGGCTAGCAAACAATGATAAGATATTGGCTCGGCTTGAAAGGCTTAACAAAGAGGCTGATGATGCCTCCATTGCCACAGTTAAAGAGCGGAAACAGATTCTAACTGAGATAGCCAGAGGGAACTTATTAGATTATCAGGAAGTAGGAGCTGATGGCTCGTATCTCAACATTGACAAGAACAGCCCAAATTCAAGGGCTATAAGCGAGATAACATCAAGGACTGAATACAACAAAGACGCATCTAGTGCTGTGGTGGTAACTAGGGTCAAGATGCACAACCCTGAGCCAGCGATTGACCTACTGAACAAGATGGAGAAGATATACTCCGATAATACAGTAATAGACAATAGGACATTAAATATAAATGTTGAAGACCCTAAAGAAAAGCTCCTTGGCCTCATCTCTCGCCTTGCTTCCAGAACAGGAGAGGCAGAGGGCGATACAGAACCTGAGCCAGAAAGAAGCTGAGTCGCTTTTGTATGACTGGGGGTTTTGGGCTAGACCCAATCAGCTTCCCCCTGACTGGGATTGGTATATCTGGTTAATCCTTTCAGGACGTGGGTTTGGCAAGACCAGGACAGCAAATGAGCTTGTTGTGAAGTGGGCGAGTGAAGGTTATAGTCCCATTGCCTTGATAGGGCAAACCAAGGCTGATGTCAGGGACACGATGGTTGAGTTAGGTGATTCGGCTATTTTGAATATAAGCCCTCCTTGGTTTCGCCCTGAATATGAGCCATCAAAGAGACGGTTGACCTGGCCAAATGGGGTTATAGGAGTTATTTATTCAGGGGAGGAGCCTGGCCAATTAAGGGGGCCACAACACGCCAAGGCGTCGGTAGATGAGTTAAGTAAATTTAAGTATCCACAGGAGACGTGGGACAACTTAATGCTTGGGCTTAGAACTGGTGATAACCCGCAGGCGATAGTTGCGACAACCCCTAGACCCATTAAGATAATCAAGAACCTACTTAAAGACAAACGGGTAGCTGTTACCAGAGGGCACACGCTGGACAATAGAGTTAATCTAGCCCCCGCCTTCTTGAAATACATTTTAGGCAGGTATGAAGGGACTAGGTTAGGCAGGCAGGAATTAGCAGGTGAGGTGTTAGAGGACAATCCTGATGCGCTATGGCAGAGGTCTCTTATTGATGAAAGTAGGGCTGTAGGGCATCCTGATTTGGTTAGAGTGGTTGTTGGTGTTGACCCTCCAGGGGGTGTTACAGAATGTGGAATTGTTGTGGCTGGTATTGCTAATGTGAATGGGCAGGAGCACGGTTTTGTGTTGGAAGATAGAAGTTTACACGCCTCACCAGATGGATGGGCTGAGGCTGTGCTTACTGGCTACAACCGCAACAGGGCAGATAGGATAGTGGGTGAAGCTAATTTTGGTGGTGATATGGTAGAAAACACCATATCACAGGCAGCCAAGTCCAGAAATCAATATGTTAGTTATAAGCACGTTCACGCCAGCAGGGGGAAGGCAGTGAGGGCAGAGCCTGTGGTGGCATTATATGAACAAGGTAGGATACACCATATTGGTGGATTCCCTCAGCTTGAAGATGAGATGTGCGAATGGATACCAGGCGAAACAAAGGAATCGCCCAATCGGGTTGATGCCCTTGTTTGGGCAATAACAGACTTAATGCTTGGTGAGCCTGAACCTGAAGAAGCTGTAGTAGTTTATGATTCAATGGAAGCGGTAAGGGATTTGGTTATATGAGTGAAGAGAAGTTAAAGGAGACTAAATGGTGTCCTCAACACGGTTATCCTGAACCCTGTGCTAAATGCCACGGTATGACTAAAGAGGAATGGGATAAATTCTTTGAGAGCCTTGCGAGGGCAGTAGAGCCATAGACCTAATAGCTAAACTAGTGAAGATATGAGGTGGTTAATACAGATAGGTAAGGGTGGGCTGTGTGCTGTTACGTTTCTTTTAGTATATGAGATATTAAGTTCTGCAAGGATGTTGATATGGTAAGGAGGTAAAATGACTAACCTTGAAGCGTTCGCTAATTTTATGTGTGAGAACAACCTTAAAATAGAAAAACAATGGATAAAGGCTGTTAAGGCAGTGAGGGAATGTCAGGTAAAAAAGAAGAACTAGATGGCTACAAAAGAGTTAACACCAAGAGATGAACTGGATTTAATAATAAGAGAAGCTACTGCCAGCGTTGAGGCTGATTTAGGCTTGGAAGATTCAGGCTGGATTAACCTCTCTCAAGGAACTGGCGACGTGATTCCAAGTGCGGACAGGATAGCAAACCTTAAACTCTCAAGGTTATATTCTCTCAAAGACCCCTTGGGGCGACAGGCGATACGATTATGGACTGATTATACATTCGGCTCTGGTATGACCTCCCACTCTGACGAAGAGAGTACCGAAGAAGTCAGGAAGGCATTCTGGGAATCAAGGGCTAATCAGAACATTTTATCAGCTAGGGGACAACGCAGGTCTTCAGACAGATTGTTGATTGATGGGGAGGTATTCTTTGCCATTTTCTTAGGTGTTGAAGAAGCCAAGATACGGATGATTGACCCGCTCGAAATCACAGAGATAATTACCGATGCAGATGACAAAGAGAACGTAATGTTCTACAAGAGGGTATGGACAGATACCCAAGGCATATCACATACTGGTATTTACCGAAGCACCACCAATATGGAAAACAAAGCCGCAAAGGATTCTGCGGGAGCCAGTGTTCAAAAGACTGAAGATGCTTTAGTTTATCACTTAACCTATAATACGATTTCTCAAAGGGGGAATCCTCTTCTCTTACCAGCATTACCTTGGATAAAATACTACACCAAGTTTATGGCTTCTCGGATAGCGGTTATGCTGGCATTGGCCAAGTTTGCTTGGAAGACTAAAGTTAAAGGTGGGCAGGCTGCTGTAGATGCGATTAAGGCCAAAACCGATGCACAGCAAATCAATGCGGCCTCTCAGATAATTGAGAATCTAGGCTCAGACACGACACCGATTAAAACCGAGACTGGTGCTCAGGCGGCATATCAGGATGGCAGGCAGATTAAGCTGATGATAGCGTCTGCGGTAGGAATACCTGAACAATACTTTGGTGATATTTCAATTGGCAATCTAGCGACGGCCAAGACCGTAGAACTGCCGATGATGAAGATGTTCCAGTCCTATCAGAAGGTCTGGAAAGATACCTACAAGGATATAAACGAAATAGTCTTCACTCACAATGGAATCCCCGAAGATAAGCAATATGTTGATATGGACTTCCCAGCCATAGCCCCTGCGGATGTAGCAGCGGCAGCGACAGCCCTTGTTCAGATACTTCAGGTCTTACCTGCACTTGGCGATTCCGATGATGTCAAGCAAATAGCTCTAATGACTCTAGGTGTAAATGACCCTGCTGAAGTCCTTGATGAATTAGGCAAGACAGAAGATACGGGGACCACAGAAGCACAAATGCTCAGGGCAGTTAAACAATTAAGGGAGGTTCTTGAAAGGAGCAAGAAATGAATATTGTTGAGGGTTCTATAAAATATTATCCCTCACTACCATATAGGAGATTTAATCTTCGCTTGTTGTTTGGGTGGAGATTATTCTATCATAAGGATGCTTGGAATTGCGACATTGAACTTTACAAAACAGGCAGAGTAGTAAATCTATGGCATTGGAGACGTTATAATACCCTATGCGGTGTGGCTTCGTTTTGTGTTTTGTTTGGGTATCTTACTAAACTGCCAATAAAAAGGAGTAGGAAATGAATTGTAAGAAGTGTCAGGACTTAGGGTTTATTGAGCATCATCACGGGTTGCTTATTGAGTTTTGCGATTGTGAGATAGGAAAGCAGGTATTGGCAAAGCGAAGGGCAATATATGGTATCCCAGAAGACATTTCACCGACTGTTGAAAGTGTAGGAAATAGTGAAAATGACAGTAACGACAGAACTGAACCAGATAATACAGATACTGGAAAAAACAATCCCAGCCAATCCCAATTCCGCAAAAAACCTAAAGCTAAGAAGAAGGCTAGAAAAAGAACTAGTTGATTACTTCAAGTCTTTGGAGAACGCTTTCCCTTTCGGCAAGCTAAGCGGGATTTACAATAAATATGTGAAAGAGAGTCTGGGGTCAGATACTGGAAATGTAATAGACCCGATACTGGCTACTCTCAGGACTACTTTATTTGACAAGCTCAACAATCAACTGTTAGCAATCTGGGTTTCGGGTTCAGCGGAGATGGTGACTTGGGGTCAGACTAAAGCAGGAATTCCAATAGCCTATGAGGGACCACCCATTCAAGGAGCGATAGACTGGGCTAAGAAGCACTCCGCCACTCTGGTCAAGGGAATAGACGAGGAGACCAAGAAAAGATTGGCTTATACCATCAAGCAGGGGATAGAAACTAAAAGAGGTATTCCTGGGTTAGCCAGGGATATACGAACCACCTTTAGTGATATGAGCAAGCACCGTTCGGAACTCATAGCTCGAACTGAGACGGCAAACGCTCTCTCTCAAGCTAGTTTAGACACAATGGAAGATATGGGCATTGATGGCAAGGAGTGGGTGACTGCTGGTGATGACAAAGTAAGTGATGAGTGTTTAGGCAATGAAGCAGAAGGCGTGATACCAGTAAATCAGAGTTTTAGTGGTGGGGTTATGGCACCGCCCCAACAT